GCAGGGTAGCCTTCTTCTGCCAATATCCGAGGAATGACGACGTCGCTAATGTTAAATGGAGTTCCTGTCTTAGTATTAATATCAGGAGCCTTAAACCCGCTGCCGCTTAAATTAAAATCTATATTGTAAGCATTATAAGCTACTGAAGCGCTTGGAAAATCTCCTACTGCTCCCCTTGTGGAGTAAGATTGTAAATAACAATTGCCAAATCCTATCACATGGTATCCGGGGGCATTATCGTCTATACCTTGATATAAATCAGCTTGGGTAAAGTTTTCTTTAAAATATTCTTGATCTAAATCGTCTCCGCTTTGATTTACGGCTACATAAAAATTACGACAATCTTTATACTGGTTGATAGCAAAATCTAACCCCGGGACCTTAACCGATCTATTTTTATTTTCTTCAAAGAAGCCCGATAGTAAAGAAACCCCTAAGTTGTTAGAATAAAATGGGGCGCCCCCTTTATTAAATTCAAATTGGGGATAATTTACATTTAAGCCAATCCTAGCTTCGTTTTTAGTGCCGCATAAAAGGTAGTCAAAGTTAAGGCTAACAGTTGGATAGTTAATTATAGGCCTATCCACTAGCCCTCTTTGATTAAGTTGAGTTACGTTAGTATGGGGAATATTTATGGAATAACTGACCGACTGGACTCTATCTATCGGATGGAGTAAATTAATTTTTTGAAATAAGTCGGAATGATCGTTAGTAGGAGCCCCTCCGGTATAATGTACAAAATTATAACCAGTTTCCGGTGCAGGTCCTACAAATAAGCCCTGACAATTGTAAATGACATTGGGCTTTGGCATTATTTATCTCCCTCATAAACACTCGCGTAAAGAATTCCAGCTAAAAAATCATCCACCTGATGCTCTAAAGCAACTTCTTGAATTTTCTTAACTCTTTCGTGGTCTCTGTCGGTTGGTTCCGCTGCATATCTTCCTGCTTTTGCGAGCCAACTGTCAGGTTCTTCATTAGCTATAACAATATTAGTAATTTCCCTAGCTACTTCTTTTTGTTGCTTACTGAGCCTTTTCCTGCCATGTAACTGTCGCAACGAAGCTTCTACTTCAATATTTAACTTGTCAGAAAGATTCAGATTCTCTTGAATTTTAGATAAACTAAAGTTAAGTGCAGCTTTTGTACCTACTGGAGTTTTTGTATCAGTTTCTTTTGGCGCTTGAGCTCCGGTAGGCCTACCGTTCATTTGAGCGGCTTTAGCGCCACCAATAATCGGCTCGTACAAACCTTCGTTCCTAAACTCCTTAAATTTCTTTTGGGATTCCAGTGACTCTTCTTGGGTCGGGAACCTGCCAGACTCTATAGCTTGAACGCCTTCTTCAGGGGTCAAAACTCCAAGTTCAATAAGTCTACTATATATCCTAGAATAAACCGATGTATCTCTCAAATCCACATCTTCAAAATGAGCAGTTGGGTAATTTTTAAAACCCATTTCTTTAGAAATTCTTCTAATTTCTGGCATTAGGAAGTTTTCAAGAAAAACTCTACGTCCTTGTTTTAGGCGTTCCATAAACACTTGAACCTTTATACTAGTATTAGCGAACTTCTCATCGCTAAGCAAAATATTGTTAAGGCCCATTTGAATGTCTTGATTTACTACATCATATTTTCTTGGATCTAAAATATTGCCTATATCGGGAATGACAAATTTCGCATCTGTAGTATAATCAGATATTAAAACTCTACCGACAGATTCATTCTCGAAGAGTTTTTGCATAGCCATAAGGTTCTTTTGGTTAACTCCTCCATCGGCAGGTTTAGCGCCCATTGTTACCAGAAGAATAGCTTGATTAGTGGTGCGGGCTACAGCCATATCCATTTGCTTCATCTCCTGCTTCCAGTTGATATCCTCTAAGACTGGATACCCCATAGGCACCGCAAAAGGTTCATAATCTTGCTTCTTATAAAACACCGCGCAAAGCTTTGTAGCGTCGAGTGGAATAGTTATAGCGGTCGCTCCAACTTTTTTTGTATTTTCTATGAGTTTTTTTGTCTCCGGCGGAAGGCTGTCAAAAACTTCTCTATCTTCTTCCGTTTGAGGGAATCTAAGTCTTTGCAGTTCGTAATCAGTAACTACTTTATAATAAATACCAGTACTAAAAGACACGCTTCCTTGAAGCTGTATGTCAGAAGGGTTTAAGATAATATACTTGGACGGTATTTCTAAATTGTCGGAAGCTTCGGATAGTCCAAAGGTTTGATTTAATTTTAAAGCGTCAGATCGGTCCATTTTAGCGTTGAACCTGTAAACGAAAACATTTCCTGATCGATAATACTCTCTGAAAAACCTACTTTGTAGATCATCAATGTTTATTCTAGTGAGCAACGTCTCGAAGAAATCCCTAGACTTCTTACTTCCTCCTGTATAATAAAGATCACTAATTGAAAACTCGGTCATCAAGTCAATAGTGTTTCTAAATACTGAAAAATTATAATACGCTTTCTGGCACAATATAATAGTGTCCCTAATGTCTATATTAGAATTATTTTTGACTCCATGGGAATATTTAAACGGAATCATGCCGTTTTCGATATTCCTGAATCTATCCGTCCGAGGTATATCGGCAGCAGCGTTTCTGCGGGTTCTCGTCTGGCTAGCCTTTGCTTCATGCATGGCCATCAGTGGTTCCGCACCTTGTTCCATTTTCTTCCTTACAGCCATAATTTACTTTAAATTTACACTTAACCAAACATTTTGGGAGTAAATGTATAGTTAATTTGCTCCTGCTTAGTATTTTTAAGGTCATTATAAGCTTTAATAGCCCAATTTCCCAACATTAAAGTAGTATAGTTATCTTTTCTCGCTCTGTTGGCAGATGTGCTTCTTTTTAAATGCTGAGGAAGATCAAATGTCTGAATTCCTTTGGCCGTAGTTTTAACCTCCACAAGCGCGCATTGTTTTTTCGTTTGGTAAACAATATCGTCTTGAAATTCGATCAGGTCTCCTTTGTCCTGATACGGCATCAGTTTCAATGGGACAGCTTGAGCTGAGACTTTGTCAAAGAAGCTGCCACACGCAGCCGTTCGGGAGGCAAACCAAATCCTTTTATGATCAATAGAAGCTTGCAGGTATTCATTGGCCTCTCTTAGAAAAATGCTAGAAAACAATTGTTTGAAGCAAATCATTTGCTCTTTTACATTATATTGACTTTTCGCCTTGAGAAGCATCTGCTGGTAATCGTTTCCAGTTTTATCGCTGTTAAATTCAAAAAATTTCAAGTCTATGTTAGCGCTTCTAAATAACTCTGATTCATTTGCGCTATCTATAAATTGATATCCAGCATTATCTATAATCAACAAAACAATATTAAAATTAGTCATTAAATAATGAAGATATTTTATATGATCTTTTAAGTCTCCTCCAGCTACAGCATATGCATGGACCAAAGTTGACTCGTTGCTTTTCTCTTCATCAAGCTCTAAAACCGACATTGCAAAGTAATCCGAACTTGGACTGTTACTAAAACTAGGGTCGATAGCCAGAATATATTCTTTATCTTTTTCTCCTTTTATTAAAGTGTGTTGCTTCTCTCCATCTGGGATTGTGCAATCATGCATTTTCTTTGCGCTAAAATAGCTGTCACTACCATCAGTGAATTGAGCGCAATATTCCCGCTGAAACGAAGAATTAGAAGATCCACCGGATTGAGCTTCTTCAATTACGGTACTGTCAATCATATCGCTAGGAATAGAATCAAAAGCCATCTGGGATATAAAATAACTAGACTGCTGTATGTCTTCAGAGTAGATGTTATTCATCCATTCCTTATAGGTTTTAAAAAGGTTTTCAAAACTAAAGCTAGCAGAAGACAAGGCTATCATTTTAGAATTGTTTCCAAATTGAACCCTATCCTCCTCTTTCATGTCTCCTTTCTTTATTAACTCATCTTCTATCTCCCGTATCTTAATACGCTCGGCCATATCTTGAGGAGCGACCAAAAAAGGCATTAGAACCGTTTTAATAGTTTCTTCAGGCAATAATAAAAATTCATCAAGCACCAATATATTCGCACGAAAACCACGAATCTTTTCACCGCTTAAAGGGATAGCTGTAATAGTGCCTTCATTTATTTTCCACTCAAACTGGTCATTACGCTTAGACTTAGCGCCGAAAGCGTGAGCTAACATTTGAGCCTCTTTAGACTCTACTATCTTTTCAAGATTGTTGAATATAAACCTAGCCGTACGAAAAGTAGGTCCTGCAATGAGTATTTTAGTTCTAGGTTCAAAAATGCACTGCAGGAAACAATACACGGCCGCAATAAAACTTTTACCGCATCCACGCCCCCATACGCACATGCTAAAGTTACGATTGAAAAATGCTTTTAGAGTTATCTCTTGGTATAAGGCTAATTTAATTCCCGAAAGTAATTCGGTAGTAAATCCAAGATTAGAGCGCATAAACTTGGCTAATGTAATTTTAGCCTGACGATCTGGAAGTTCCCCTTTTAAATTAAGAAACTCTTCATTTAAATTGGGTATGGACTTGGAATATTTTTCAGGGCAGTACCACATTATAACAATTTTAGATCATAGGCTAGTTGCAGGTCATGCTTTTCATCTAATACATCCGATAGTAAAAGTTTTTTAACTATCCTAATACATTCATCCCGACCATTGACAAAGAGAAACTGAATATGAGGAAATTCCTGTATTAAGTCTCTAACATTATGGAAAATAAAATCAGGAGTTACTCGGGTATTTTTTTTATAAACATGTTTTAGTCTGTTAAATGCCAAACAGTCTTCTAATTTTCTTTCTACTAAAATAACCATGTAAGCGTCTTCTTCGGCCGCTCTATTTATTTCATTTTTAAATCTTTCTAAACCTGAACTTAAAGTCCCTATCAAATCCGGCACTGACTTCCTTTCTATATAGGTATTATTAGTTTTCTCTTTGTCGTTTAAACAATAGTCTCCAAATTTCAAACCTTTAACTTCAGTTGGAAAATCATCTATCCTTAAAGGCTTTTGCTCGCGCGAATCAATGTAAATTAAATGTTCATTTGAATAAGTTTCCTTGTATTCTTTTTTTACAGGGATTTTTTTAAACTTGTTTTCATATCCTATTTCTTCACAAAGCTTATAATAACTATCAAAAATTATTTCATAATATTGGACCGGAGGCATTGGCAATGTCCGCAGCTCTACTTGAGTAGGAGCATATTTTATATTTTTTTCATCTTTTCTTTTTTGAAGAATGTCTCGGCAATAAGCTTGAGCTTTATCTATTGAGACCTTTTTTAGCCAACTTTTCAAGTTAGTTTTACTATTAAAATCCAAAGAAAAATATTGTTCTTTATTTTTAAATTTTATCAAGTCTCCCGTATGTCTATCTTTCCTAGGGAAATACTTATGATAATAATCCGATATAGATAATTTATGGGCCTTGATATGAAGATGTAGTCCTCTATCTTTATCAAATTCTTTACCGCATTCTTGACATTTAACCATTTAAAACTTCTTCCTCACTAATACCCATTATACGAGATTTTATATCTTCCATAGAACTAAGCCTTTCTATTTCTGAAGATATATTTTTCTTGCGTATTTCAGCTATCTTTATCATTTTATTACGAGACTCCTCGTCTTTCCAAAGTTCTACAAGGTTTAGTATAGACGCTGACTCTTGTAAAACCTTGCTTAACCTCTGGCTCCTTTTCTCCTTCAACTCGTTAAGGAGTTTAGTCTGCCTATTGACACATTGATTGTATTCAGTTTGCGCAGTATTGATCGCCTCCACTAAGCTCATAGCCATCCTGCGGCCTTCTGTGTCTTCTGCGTTTTGATCTAATAAAGTCTGGAGTCTCTCTACTCTTCTTTGGATATTCGAAGCTATAACTACTTCCGCCGATAAAACAATGTACTGATCTACTTCTTCTTGGGAGAGATCTGATTTGTCCCACGTATATCTCACAAAGCTACTCTCAAATAATTCCCTATCAGTCTCTACTGCGTAAGTACTTATCTGATGAAGAAATCTAAAGGTATGCATATAAGCAATTAAAGTGCTCATATTCTTTTTTATCTTTGGGGTTATTTTATCTTTATCTATTCCATTATGAACATACTTGTTGACCCTTACTATCGCTCTTGATTCTGATTTAGGAGGAGTATAGCCTCCCTCTACAGGAACGTCATCATTACTATCTGAATATTTAATTTGATTAGGTAGGGTGTTGATAAACTCCGCTACGACCTTATATCTTAAATCTAAAGCTGAAATTTTATTGTCTTCGAAGATTAACCGAGCCATGTCCATTGGCTTCATGGCGCTACAATTATTTGAAATGAATTCTTTTTGGTCTTCGTTAAGTTCTACTTTTTCTTTTGGGTAATATTTATTAGTGACTTTAGCTTCTAAGCTTTTTTCTGCCAAAAACTTTTTAACAGCCCTCCCATATTTAGATCTTCCGTCCTTCATCTCCTCTGGAACATCAGGGAAGACTAGAGCTATAAGCTCCTTGACGTAAGGTGGATCATCTCCTCTTCTATTCCATTCTTCTAATATAGCTAATTCTTGATCCTTGTTTAAACTTATATTTTTATTACTCATAGTATTTCTATCTCGCCGCTAGCTATAATCTTTTTGACTTTTAAGATAATTGATTTTTTTACATTTTTTATTTGTTTGTAGCCCGGAACTCTATTTTTCTCATTAGTCTTATACCCCATTAAAGTAGCAGCATCTTCTTCAGACATGTTGTCGATGTATAAAGCTTTATAAATTTTCCACTCGCTAGACTTAAGAATTTCTTTCATTTTTTCGTTAAGCTTTTCCATTAATGCAAAAATGTCTATATCGCTATATTCAGCAGCGTTAATTTCTATTTCGTGGTCGTTTATGGAAACTGGGAGTTTTGCGTCAT